GGAAGTATCATCATGAATATTAATAAAAAGCATTGATAATAATTAATAACATTGATAATAATAAATCATTTTATCCTTATTATCCTTTTTCTCTTTTAAATCATTATATTTTAAAATTATTGTATTTTTAATAACATCATTATATATATTATATGAACTTCATAATTATAGATTATAATATTTTTTTAATCTACTTGTTTATCATAATAATTAATATATTTTCTTAATAAAAACTTAATGGTCATCAAGTTTTAAATATTCAATTCTTTTGCTATAAACTGACACAAATACATCAATTGCTTTTTCTACTTCATGGGCACTATACCATCCATAATCATAAAAATCATTATTCCATTTACTTTTAATTTTATAAAACTACTAAATGCATCTTCTAATACATAATCAGGTTCATGATTTCCAATTATATATATAATATCAAAGAAATTATCATCAAAATTATGTATTTCTTTATTTGAATATCCATGATTAATAATTATTTTATCTTGAAATCCTGAATTTTTAATATTTTCATTAAATGTTTCATAAATATGTGGTTGTTCATTTTTATATTCATCATACTCTTCATAATCTTCCCAAGGGTCAATGCAAAATAATTTACTTTCATTATTCTAGAAATGCTAGAATAGCTCTTAAAAAAAATGGAAAGATAATAATAACGTTAAATTCTATGTAATTTAGTATATGTCAATTCAATTTAGAAAAAAATAAGAGATGATTTAAAATAATTCTTTATGAAATATGACACAAAATCAAAGGATAAAGAATTGGATATTAAGAAGAAATATAAATATCAACAATTTTATAAAATAACATATTGAGAATAATAGATATTACACTTCAAGAAGCAAGTTAGCATATTATGGAAAGAATATAAACAATCTTTTCAATAAAATTTATTTTTCCTATATTATATTAAAATAATAGCTATAAAGACATAAATGTCAATAATAGCAATAATATATTATTATACAAGTAGAATATGTTATATCATTAATAATAAAGATAAATAAAATATATTTATTTTTGTATTCTTTATAATAAGTTCTTTCAATTAATTATATAAAGAAACTAATAAAAAATTATTTTTATATTTATTATAAATAACTATTTATTATCTAGTTCATATATTTTTATAATTAAAATATATGAAGTGTATAATAATTTTCTGTTCTACGCGTAGTAGTACCATTAATATCTGCCATAACTAATAATACGCTTGTACCTAATGATATATTATTAGGTATTACATAATTAAAAGTAGTAGTAGTTGTATTACCTGCATATTGATGAGTATAAGTTTCATTGTATATGATGTTGATATACCAACCTGCACCATTATTTATCATTATTATTGGTCTTACAAGAATATTTTCAAAGCTACTTCCAATATTTACAGATATTTCTAATGTATCGCCTTTTTTTGCTTGAATACAAAAATTAGTATAATCTATTTGTGCCACTCTATTATTACCTAGAGCCCCGATATTATTAAAACCTGAAAGTCCATATCTTGATTTATTATATGCTGAAGCTCCAGTAATATATAGATAATATGTTGCTGTATTTGAATTTGAAAGCTTAGTATAAATTCCTGTTAATGATGCTTTTACTTTTGCAGGAATTGAAACTATTCTTTCTTTTCCATAAAAATTTGAAATACTAATTTTTTTGTCTATTAGTAATGGTATATTAAATGCTCCTAATGTATATTTAGTACTACTATCTCCTCTATATTCGCTTAATCTAATAGGTTTTATTCCATTAAATTCAGTTTTAATATCATTAAATGATATATTACCTGAAGTTTGCAAAACCATTTTAATTATATATTATTGAGATTATTATTTAAGTAAAAAATCATCAAAAAGTATTTATATACTTTATAAATATATGAAGTTATTAAAAAGATTAATCTCCTTAAATCATTTTAACAATTTTATTTAAAATATAGGAATTATAATAATATTATGTCAATATGTAATTTAGATGATAATAATAATGAGTTTATAAAAATAATGAAGAAATTTATAAAATTGGCAAAACGAAACAAATGACATTGAAAATGATAAAGGATTATCCAAAATGTTCAATATTATTACAAATGATTGTGATAAAAACGAAAAATAAATAATACCACAATTTAAAGAATATTTTATGGGTGATTATAATCATATGATAAATATTATATTATCTATTATTTCTATTTTATTAATAGAAAGTTTAAATAGTATAGTATATTTTGATTATGATAATTCACATATTAAAGATATAGAATTTATAAAGAATAATAATTTAGAATATTATGAATTATTTTATCATTCTCAAATAATTAGTTATTAAAAATGTTTTAAGAACACTCATAAATTATCTTTATATTATTTTTGTATTAATTTTTTACTATTTACATAAAAAATGATACTTTCTTTTATTATTATTTTACCCTGTCAAACAATAGAATATTCGATTAATTGATAGTGTCATTGCAATGTCCAACAACGCCAAAACTGCTGTTCGTGTTTCCTCCAACTCCTCCAAGCCTCTTCATCATATTAAAGAGAATTGTGAGTTGATTGAGAACATCATCAAGAGTTTACCTGAGATTTCAGACTTGAAGGAACAATACGACCCTAAGAAAACGAGAACTTGTAGACATAATTGTCTCTGTTATGAAGTGGAATGCGGATTTGCGCATACATTCACTATAGAGGCAAGGAAGAAAATAAGAAAGACGTTTTTGAAAGAAACTAAGGCGAAGAACATGAAGGATAAAATCCAAAGTGAGATTGCTAAGTTGGGGGAGGAAGGTTTCGCGAAGTCGTGGGGAGATTATTAAAACAGTCTTCAGAAGGGAGGAATATATGGCAAAAATTAATTTTTTGTCATTTAATATTATGATTTAATTATTTAATATATATGGTAATAGATACATTGCTATTATTAATATTATTATATTTGTATTTGTATTCATTTTTTGTAGATAATTAAATAAAAGACATGCTGTTATTATCATTAAACTATCTCCAATTATTGCTTTATATGATATTTCATTTGCATAAGATTTGAAAGTATCAATCATTCTATTTTTTCCTTTTGGTATTATTGTTATCATTAAATAAAATAGTATATCATGTATAATTTGTATTATTAACGCTAATATTATGAATTTAATTAATGAAAATTTTTCAAATATATAATAATATAATTCAATTGTTATTATTAATACAATAACAATTATTAATACATCAGCAATTATAGCAGTTAAATGATATGTTTTATACCAATATTTTAATACCTCACTTTGTAATAATCCTAAATTTGATAAAAAAAGAAAAATTAAATCAGTTATTAATACTGCATTTAATAAAGGTAAATAATCTTTAATAATCATCTTTTAAAATTTTTATTTTCTTTATCTTTATTCAAGAATTAAAATATTCTTTTGCAAATTCATCCATATTTTTTCTGCCCATTGAAAGATTACATGTAGAACATATAGGTTTCAAATTATTAATATTAGTTTTACCACCATTTATTTCAGATATAATATGACCACAATGAAATTGCATTTGCGTAATAAACCTATCATTGCAACATAAACATTTAGTTTTACCAATTTCTTCACCAATATATTTATTCCACACAGATATTTTTACAGCAATTGGAATATTTCTTTTTTTATATTTAATTTCTTTAATTACTTCTTCTTCTTCTTTCTTAATTTCTTTAATTACTTCTTCATTCTTAATTTCTTTAATTACTTCTTCATTCTTAATTTCTTTAATTACTTCTTCTTCTTTCTTAATGTCTTTAATTACTTCTTCTTCTTCTTTCTTAATTTCTTTAATTACTTGTTCTTCATTCTTAATTTTCTCATCAAAATGTTTTTCTAGTTTTATTTTTAAATTTTTGTTTAAGTCATCTAATTCTTTAAAAATTAGTTGCATTGAATAAATAGGTTGTTCATTAAAAATATTCATATTTTCTTTTAATAATTCAATTGCATTCGGATTAGATGATAATAAATCCCAATGAATTTTATTCTTATTTTCTTTTAATAATTCAATTGCATTTGGATTAGATGATAATAAATGCCATTTAATTTTATTCATATTTTCTTTTAATAATTCAATTGCATTTGGATTAAATGATAATAAATCCCAATGAATTTTATTCTTATTTTCTTTTAATAATTCAATTGCATTTTCATTAGATGATAATAAATACCAATCAATCTTATCTTTATTTTCTTTTAATAATTCAATTGCATTTTTATTTTTAGATAATTGTTTCCAATTAATCTTATATTTATTTTCTTTTAATAATTCAATTGCATTTGGATTTGATGATAATTGATACCAATTAATTTTATTTAGATTTTCTTTTAATAATTCTATTGCATTTGGATTTGATGATAATTGACCCCAATTAATTATATTTGGATTTTCTCTTAATAATTCTATTGCATTTGGATTTGATGAAAGATAATACCAATTAATTATATCTTTATTTTCTTTTAATAATTCCACAGCATTTAGATTTTTAGATAATTGTTTCCAATCAATCTTATCTGGATTTTCTTTTAATAATTCTATTGCATTTGGATTTGATGATAATTGAGACCAATCAATCTTATTAGGATAATATTTAAGAATGTCAATTGCATTTGGATTTCTAGATAAATATGACCAATTAAATTTTAATAAATTTATTTCACACATGATAAATATAAAACTTTCATCATATTATCATTTTTTATAAAAAATCAAAACTTATTTAAAGAGATTAATGCAATAATCTTATATCAATATTATGGCATTAATTGAAGAAAAAAAATATAATAATATTAATTTTATAACAGGAGATAAGCTTCAATTAATAACAGATTTAATTATATGTTTACCAGATAATATATATAACCATCCTTGGATATGTGCAAAAAATAATCATTTTTTAGATATCAATACTATAAATTCTAATTTTGATAATCCTAAATATATTTATGTTTATCCTGATTGTTATGAAATTTTTAAAGATAAATTACAATTTTTTAATAATCCTTTTGTTTTACTTTCTAATAATTCTGATAATTCGGTAGATGATAACATAGAATGTAATTATATTGCAAATCATCCTAAAGTTATTAGATGGTTTGCGCAAAATTTATTATGGAAACATCCTAAAATAGAAATGATACCTATAGGATTTGCAAATGAACGTTGGAAACATGGAAATCCAACAGCAATATCAAATACTATTAAAAATTTAGATAATATTGAAAAAACAAATGATATATATTTCCATTTTTGCATACAAACTAATTTTGAAAAAAGAAATGATTGTTATATGAAATTAAGAGATTATATTCCAATTTCTGATATAAAAATGGAAGAAGATTATTTTGATTATTTAGCAACTTTTAAATTTGCTTTATGTCCAGTAGGTAATGGTGTAGATACATATCGTTTATGGGAATGTTTTTATTTTAAAGTAATACCAATTGTTATAGATAATAATTTAATAAGATTTATAAAAGAAAAATATAACTTTCCAATGATTATATTAAATGATTGGACCGATTTATTAGGAACAACAATTACATATGATTATTATGATAATTCGAAATTAGATGTTAATATTATAATAGAAGAAATATTAAATTCTTATGATAAATATATAAATTAGTAATTATAATCAATCTTAAATCATATATAAAGAAAATATTATAATTTCTTTATATAAATATTTGAAATGTCTAATCCTATTTTATCGTCTTATAGATTAGGTGATTTAGTTATTTTATCCAATTTAACTGAATATGAAAAAGAAAAATTATGTTTAGAACATCCAAATTCATTTGGAGATGAATATATTAAATTAAATTTACCTAATACTATTTTTACTAATAAAATTGAAAATAAAATTAAAAATATAACATCAATTGTTTCTAATTTTATCAATAATAATGATTTATTTCCTTCTGATATAGAAGATAGTATTGTTATTCATATTAGATTAGGTGATGTTTTAGCAGGTTTAAATAATTGCGAAACTAGTAAAAGACCATTAGATATTGATTTTTTACAATCTATTATTGATTCTATTAAAGAACCTTATAAAAATATTTATATAATTGGTAAATCTCATTATGGTTCAAGTAGTTTTGATATTGATAAATATGATGAATGTAAATTATTATCCGATAAATATTTAAATGATTGTCTTGCTAGATTTAATGCAATTCATTTTAATTCAAATAATCCAGATATAGATTTATGTTGTGCAATCAAATCTAAATTATTTATTCAAGGTAAAGGAAATTACAGCAAACTTATCTTAGAAATAAGAAAACATTTAAATTTAAATTCAATAGAAACAAATTATGATATTTATTATTAAATAAATGCACTCCAATCATTATTTATAATATTCATTTTATGTATAAATTTCATTTTATACATTTCTCTCCAATAAATGCATTTATCAATACTAACATTAGATATTAAATTATTTTTTTTAACTAATAAACTTAATAAACTTTGGTCATGTCTATGTTCATAAAAATTAGGATGATTTGGAATAATTGAAGGTGTATCATCAATATTATGATAATCTTCACACATATAATCATAAATTGATTTAATTAAATCTCGTGTTTCTTTACATACATATATAAGTTGTATACACGAAGGATATTGGTCGGTATACAATAAATCACTATTTTGCATATTTAATTTATGAATGACATCCATTTTATTTAATGTTATTTCAGGTAGTGATTTAATTCGAAGGCAAAAATATAATAATTTTTTTTCTTTAACTATTTCTAAATAATCTAATAAATATTGTTTTTCTTCCAATACTATTTTAGTTTCTGCATCTAAATATAATATTATATCTCCATCATTTAATTTTTCCATTTCTTTCATAATTAAATAAGGTTTCCAAATCCAATAACCAAAACCTCTTTTATTTTGTTTTATAAATTCTCCATGTTTATCCCAAAAAGGTTTATCATTAATTAAATGATTTTCTGTATAAACATTATTTTCATCAAAAATATCTAATTCTTTAATTTGCTCTGATAGACAATTAGCATGATATATATGTTGTCGTTCATTATTATCACTGCCAAAAGTTAAAAATACTTTTTTCATTCTTATTTTTTATATAAAAAAATTCTTTATATAAAGATTTAATCATTAGGCATTTCAATAAATGCTTAAAAAATATAACGATAAAGATTATGAATTATTATTTGATAAAAGGATTGATGTATTTGTAACTCCTTTTCATAATGATTTATTTATGATGCGAATTATGTTAAATTGTTTAGAAAAAACTGAATATTTTATCGAAACCGGTTTATATTTGGCTTATACTTCATATTTTGTTGCTAAAAACTATCCAAATGTTAAATGTTATTCATGTGATAATAATTCACATTTTTTTGATTTGGCAAAAAATAATATTGGAGAACTTGATAATTTAAAAACAGAATTAATTTGTTCTCCATTAGCATTATATGAATTAAATAAACATTATAATGATGATGCATTATTTGATAAAAATATTGTATTTTGGATTGATGCGCATTTTTATGAATATTGTCCCTTAAATGATGAAATTGATTATATCACACAAAATTTTAAAAAATTTACTATGTTTATTGATGATTTTCGCATACCTTATGATGATAAATTTAGAAATGATGGAGATGGTTTTACAATTGAAAGTATAACTCCTTATATTAAAAATAAAGACAAATTAAAAATTTATATGCCTTGTTATGATTCAAATCATCCGGATTGTAATAATATTCATGAAAATGGCGAAACTCCTGTTGGTTATTGTATAATTACAACAGAAACTATAGAAACTTATGATTATCTAAGAGAAATTCATATTTAACTTTTAATAAAAATCTAATAATTTTTTTATTATATATATATTTATTAATATATAATGGCTAAAAATGATGAATTATTTAATAAAATAATAAAACTTAAAATAAATAGATCTAATGATTTAAGTTCTTTAAAAAAACAATTTGAAAATATATTTGATTTGTTAAACAATTATTTGGAGGATAACAAGTTAATTATTGGAGAACAAGCATATGAAGATAATATAATATTAAAAAATTTTTTACAGAAAAACCAAGAAGTTCTTTATTACGTCTTTTACCACTAAAACCATCATATAAACATACTAGAAAAGATAGAAAAATAAATGATACATATATTAATATTTCTAATATTTTTATATTAGCAACAAAATATGAAGAATTCATTAGTTTTGTTAGAACAAATTCAGAACAATTTGATATTACATTAAATAATAAATTTATATTATTATTAATAAAATCAGTTATTTATTATTACCAATATCATTATTATATTCAGAAAATTAATGATAAACCTCATTTAGTGTCATATGATGATTTCATTGATGATGTAATTACTGAATATAATGATTTTATATTCAGAATTTATAATGATGCAAGAAAAACACCAATACCTACAATTAATAAGGATATGAATGCACAAAAACTTAATAAATTTTTATATAAATTTACATTACGTAATTTTATAAAATATAATATAAAAAATGCTGCACATTTAGATAATTATGATATATATACAAACACTTTATCAGATGAATTAATGTATGATATATTTACTAATTTTGAGATTGGTTCTTTTACGACTAATAATGATGATATTTTAAGATTAATATATTTAATCAAAAGTTTAAATTCTAATAATGTAGAAAAAACGGATTATGTAACAATACCTCAATATGAGGGTATTTGTTGGTTTATTGCATATCTGACATGTATTTGTTATAGTGATAATAGTAAAAAATTACTATCATTTAAATTAAAAGACGCTAAGATGAAAAGTATTATTGATGGATATTATGATATGCCTGACCCTGATATACAATTTATTAAATTTGTTAATAATATTTTAACAAATATAACATCTAATTTTATAAAATATGAAAATTTAGATGTTATTTCGGATGATAGTAATTATAAATGTAATTTATATAAAACTTTACAATCAGAACCTTTTAATTTATTACAAAATATTTATTATAGCTATAATGAAGAAATTCGGTCATTACTTGAAAAAATAATAAATACTTCATTAATAAATTCTTACAAAGAAGAATTAGACAAAATGGAAATAAAAGTAAATGCATTATCTGATAAAATTCCTAAGGAAAAAGAAGATATTATTAAAAGATTTAAAAATCATTTATTGGAGAATTATAGACGCCAATTTATAGAAAAACTATCAAGAAAAGGCACTTATGAAATAGAACCTTATGAAACAATTCCTAAGCTAACAGAAATTGAATTAGAATATTCATTTTTAATGAATGCATATATACAAAAATTAAATAAAGGAAATGATTCAAGTGAATTAACAAAATTAACAAAACAAGATAATATTGGAATATCTTCTGAAGATGAAATATGTTATAAATTATTTTATAAATATTTAGATATTAATTGTTTTTATTTAATTAAACATAATAATATTTTATATATTCCAATTGACACAACTAGTTCTGAAAATCCAGATGTTATATTAATATCTGTTTTTGGTATAACTAACAAAATTTATAAAAATAGTTATAATGTTTTTGAAGACGCATCTTTATTACAACATTTAGGAGATGAAGAAATTAGTTATAATAGAAATACATATATATTGGATTATCTTATTATATCAGCGACTGATTTAAATACAGGTGATGGCGTTGACCATATGATAAGTTGCATTAGATATAATAATGAACAATATCATTATGATTCAAAACATTTTATAACAAAAATAAATTGCAAAGACGCATCAATTAGAATACCATGTCCTTTAGTTAGAAAAGAATGGATAAGTGATAAAGAACATAAAAACTACTGTTCAAATAAATGTCATTATGCTTTAATAGAAGAAAAACATAAAAATACAAATATAAATGAAAGATGTTATTCAACCAAATCAAATTTCATTTATGGATATGTCAGAAAAATTTAATTTACTTGAATAGAAAAAACAATTTTAGAATAAATTCACTATAAAATATTGCTTATTTATATGATAAAATTACATTTATAAACAAAGATATAATTATAATACTGGATGCTTCAAATGGATTTCTAAAAGATGAATCAAATAATTCTTTTAGATAATCAATTATTTTTGGTAATATAAAATAATGTTCATGATTTTTCATAATAAGAAAAGCTTTCAATGTTTCATCATTTGTTTCTAAATAAGATAAATATAAATTATTTACATTTGAAAATTTATCAATATTACTAGTAATATATACATTTTATTAATAACAAATGTCTTTTTTTCCTTAAATAGGTATTATATTATTCAAATATTATTTAAAGATAAAAATAAATAATCTTTATATGAAATTTCTATTATTTGGACATAAGGGTTGGATTGGCAAGCAATTATTCGAACTATTAAAATTAAATTCGGATGTTGAAATTATAACTACTGATATTAGAGTTGATAATTATGATGAAATAGAAAAATTTATAATAAATACAAAACCAGATAGAATTATTTCAGTAATTGGTAGAACTTATGGTGATAANAT